TCAATAGCTGGAAACTGTCTGGCATGGATCGGACGATAACCAGAATTTAAAGTAAAGAGAGTGGTTACTGGACTCCCACCAGCAGTAGCATGTCCTCTAAATCTTACAAAGCCAAAGGGATCTCTCATATAACCTGTGGTAGAATTAAGGGTCCACCCTGAGATAGAAGCCACCGCTGTCCAAGCAGTAGAGGCGGACATGGTGGTGTAAAGATAATTAAAATTATCCCTTAATCCTGCATACAAAGTAGACCAAGGAGTTATACCAGGATAAGGAAAGTTAATATCGAAAGCCATCAAAATCTCCTTTAGCAACCATGAACGTGAATATTAACTGTCCCTGTCCTGTTATTCCCAGCAATGTCTTTTAGCTGAATGAAAAACGTAGTCTTTGTAACATTAGTGATGACTGGGACCAGCGAGACCACCGAGTTGACCAAGGTAGCTTGAATAGAAGGGATAACATGAAAATGGTATCCATAAGTAGAATAAGCAACGGTATCTCCCTCAATATTCACCATAGTATAACTTTTGATATCAAATACTATATCTGGAAGGTCTATCGCCACCCTTAATTTAGTCAAGCCGATAGGTGCCCCAGGAGTAACAGCATTACAAACCACTATACTACGAACCTTTATATATTTACAATTTATATTGACCGACTGGGTGTAATCAAAAAACTCCGTTGGATTCAGGGCTAAGCCATAAGCATATTGAAGGTAAAGACTGTAATCATCAGGAGTATCGTCAAGAGTTTTATACTGGTCCGTATCGTCAGGATAACTTTTATCAGTCCTGGTAGGAAAAGTAGTATCTTTGGCTGATGCTGTATAAATAATTACACTTTGCTGAAGTCTCAGGGTGACACTAACTGGGATATCATCTACCAGAATATTTGCACTCTCAAAAGTAGCTATCTGGGTAGGGTCACTGGTAAAAGACTTATAGTACCAAGGATATGCCCCGGCAGACGGGCTGGCACTTGGGCTTTTACTGGGACTCCTGCTGGCACTTGATACCCAAGGAGCTGATGGTGATGCTGATGGGGACTTGCTCGGACTTTTGCTGGCACTCCTTGATGCACTTTTACTGGCACTCCTTGACGGACTCTTGCTGGGACTCCGGCTGGGGCTACCAAAAGTAGGGCTTGGGCTCGGACTCGGGCTGGCCGAGGGAGACCTACTTGGGCTTTTGCTTGGGCTTTTGCTTGGGCTTTTGCTTGGGCTTAAACTCGCTGATGGGGACTTACTCGGACTTTCACTCGGACTCCTACTCCACGACCCAGCTATTGAGGGCGAAGCACTTGGACTTTCGCTGGGGCTACGGCTTGGACTCAGGCTTGGGCTAATTGAAGCACTTGGGCTTAGGCTTGGGCTTAGGCTTGGGCTTTTGCTGGGGCTTAGGCTTGGGCTAAGGCTTGGGCTAAGGCTGGGGCTTTCACTTGGACTGGCACTTGGGCTTTCCGATGGACTCTTGCTTGGACTTAGGCTGGGGCTAAGGCTTGGGCTTAGGCTTGCTGACGGACTCACGCTCGGGCTGGCACTTGGAGATTTGCTTGGGCTAAGGCTGGGGCTAACGCTGGGGCTTAGGCTTGCAGACCCGACCATTGACGGACTGGCACTTGGGCTCTTGCTTGGGCTGCTGCTTGGGCTGATACTTGGACTTAAACTCGCTGATGGGCTTAGGCTTGGGCTTTTGCTGGGGCTGGCACTTGGACTCTTGCTGGGGCTCAGGCTGGGACTCTTGCTTGGACTTAGACTTGGGCTGGCACTGGGACTTAACGAAGCTGAACCTGGCAAACGAGGAACCCTGACCAAATAAGCTATATATCCAGCAGCCCCTTGGCTAAGGTTAAAATTACCACTGATATTTCCAGTAGCCCCAGCAGAAACATTCAACCGATATTTAATACATAAATTCGTCCACACATTTTCAATGTCTTGTACTTCTGTATAATTGGTAATGTTGTCATGTAAATTACCATATCCCGATCCTGTTACATCAGGGGCACTCACCCAAACTAAATCATCACCAGCAACAGCCGTTACACCAGTGGCCAGAACAGAGACGGGACTGCTGTTAGAATCAGTATTTAGATTTTCAGTAGCAACGGGTGGATTAGTGAGATGTCGTCCCCGTAAAGCAATCGCCTGACATATCCAATCACCTAATGAGTCACCTGTGAAAGTATATGAACCAGAATCTGCACCCGTTAGTCTTTTCCAACCAATAGCAGCCGCCTGCCCATCAGGATCTCCAGTAGCAAGGCTGGAACTATAAAGTTGGGCAAAACCAGACGGCCAAATATCTGTGTAATCCACAATCCCATTATCATTTGACGCAATCAAGAGAACGATATCATCTGCTTGTACGCCTGTGGGAACAGCAACAGATGCCACACCGTCAGTTCCAGAATTAGTTGTTGAATGTACGTAAGACATTATCTATTTCCTATGAAGGCGACCATGTAAAGAAATATCCAGCAGGAACCCAGGTCCAGTTATAAATGCTTTCCCCAGACGCACGATAAGTTTGGACAACGTCAGAATTTAAAATAAAATTACGGGTGTCATCAACCCCAGACACCGTAAAGTCCAAAGCAATTGGATTGAGAGAATAATTCCCGCTGGTATCAATAGCACTTAACCAAAACCGATAGGTACCATCTAATTCTGCCGGGTAGTCATAACGATTAGCCGATTGTAAATCAATGATTAATCGTGATGTAGCAAAGGACCATCCTTCCCTTATTTCATATCCCCATAAATCTGAATCCTCGATATGATTCCAAGTGAATATCAAAGTTGGCCCTGACTGGACAATCCAAAAATTAGCAGGGTTAGAAGGTGGGGCAAGTTTTCCCACAGTAGTAATAGATGACACTGGAGAATTTTCAATGTTCCCTTTTCGCCCCGAAGTGTTAATTGTAACCACAGTAACTTGATAAGTAGCCCCAACTAAAACATTTTCTATTCTAAATTTTTCAGAATTAGTTTCTCCTGCATACGACCAAGCGGTAGCCCCAGTTTGTCGATAATAAATGGCAGCTTTCGCATAAACGCTATTGGCTGGTCTGGTAAAATAAACATCAATACAATCTATAAGAGACCCATCCTGCTTCATAATCAAGATCTCATTCAATGCCAGATTAGTAACAGATGGAAAAGCAACCAAAGAGGAATAGTTTGGAGTAGCTACTGGTGGAATCTGCAAATCTACATTATAAATTGTATCATTATATTCTTGGCCAACTATATGAAAAGTGTCATCCTCATTGTCTCTAATTTCCAATACTCGGAAAGGCTTATACTGCTTATTACCAAACCAAGCACCAAAAGCAAAGGGGTCATATTGTGCAGGGACAGGAGAAAAGGTTCCATTCAAAACCGTAGCAGCGGGATTTTGGGCATTGGCCCCTGAAGGGATATTAAAAATAGTCAGGACATCATTGCTGTTTCTAACTGCCAATTGATAAGGAGTGCCACTCAGTATGCTTACCGGACGATCTAAAGTCACCGCTGATCCGGTAGCTGAGACTATTCTACCCCCATATCCCCACTGGGGTAGTTCATGCTGGACCCCAATCACATCCCCCACTTCACAATTTAAAGCATCTTGACCCACATCAAATTGGCATTCAACGGTAGTCACGGCATTATAATAAAGTGCTAACATAGCCCTGCGCCATGCTTGACTGGGGATGGTGATTCCAAAAAGTGACATGGAATCTTCTTTAACACTTTCAGCACCAGGATAAACCACATTAAAAGTATCTTGTTCCCAATCGTTTTCCTTATTAATAAAATCTACTTGTAGGGCAGTAGCCCGATCCACCATTGAAGTATAGGTTTCTTGCAATGAATCCTGAACAATATTAGCCGTAGTGAAAATCTGGGTTACTGCTGTGGGCTTGTCCAGAACCACTTTGTATTTAGAAGTACCACTGGGTGGGAGTAACCAAGCACGAGCATTTGCCGCTACTGACTGGGCCGCATCCCAGATATTAGTGGTGGTATCAAAAATCCCATTAAAGGTACATCGTTTGGTATCAGTGACATCATAATCAGGCGGGACCACCGTTCCATTGCACCAAGCTGCCCAATCTATGAAAGACTGAATATCAATAAAATCTATGCTTATCCCATCTTCTCTATCTAAAGTAAAATCATTGGAAATATATTTAGTCCCATCCCAACTGGAATTTGTGTACCATACAGGTTGAGTTAAAACGTCTAAACAAACCCAAGCAGGATTATCAGACCAAACCACTGTGTAAGTGGTCGTGTTAGTATAAACCCTGACTTTTCTGCCCCTAACCACCAATGACAAATCAAGGGTGCCATTTAGTACCTCAGTGGCAGCCTCATAAATTCCAAACAAAGCTATCCCAGGATAGGAAAAAGAATCTCTACAACCGACTGCAAAATATTCCAGCACTACCGTATTGATTGCTTTATCCACTTCTATAGTTTTATTAGCTGTGGTTTTAGTTATTCTAATATCATGGTTAGCATCAACAAATGAACCATAATGCCAACCCTCAGTAGGTCCGTCAGGGCTGGCCACACGAATATAATATCTAACAGCCGTCCTTGAACTATAAGTAATATCCTCGTCAAAAACAGTGACGTAAGTTGGGCTGGCAGATGTTTTTGTTTCTACTTTAATATGACAGGTTTCAGCAACCAAATCACTGCTGCCCCCAGGCTGTCCATATAATCCATTGGGGAATTTTAAGTAAACCCAAACGTCATCAAAACCAGTCATATCATAGGTTATTATTGCCGGGGCACCATTTGAAATGGGCAAGTCATTAGCAGGAATACTTGTATAAGCCTCATTCCCTTGCCCCAGAATAGGGGCTTGATCATTCCAACCATAACGAAAATCATACCCCCCCCAAATACCATTAGTACCTGGAGAAAAAACAGCAACCGTAGCCTCAGTAGTAAATAAATCAATAGAATTTGCTTTAGCCGAAACAAAGGCATCAATCGGACCTTTACTGACAGCAATGAGACAAGAAAGCACTTGCTGAGTATTAACAATGTTACTGCCCCCCAAATGCCCTGTAATTACGTTTCCTTTTACCTTCATAGTCCCGTAAAGATAAGGAATAGTTATCCCAGGCTCCATAGTAGTGACAGGAGACCAGTTATAAGTTTGGGGAGTTTTAACCTCGGCTGGCGGTGGTGTTGCCGGGGCCTGAATAGAAAACCTTGGACTACCCGGTCTGGTATTAAAGGCTTTCGACAATCCAATAGAAAGTAAACTTGTTTTAGAAGGCTCCCCCCTTTTCCTACCCCTAAATGCAGCACGCAGTTGACGAGTAGGATCTCCATTAGCCGCAAGTTGGGCTTCAATCAGTTGAGTCTGATTAGCTATCTTTATTTCTTCAATCAAGTCTTTAAGGTCTTTTGCCATTAGGTTCTCTTAGTAAAAAGAAAGGCTATATTTTTATCATGCAGACCAGGAAACCCACCAAAGTTTGCCTCATTGCTGTAAGAACGACAAGTGGCTAAACTACGATCACAAGTTGTTTTCGTGCTGGCATATTTACATTCTATTCCTTTAAAGAATTTAAATCTACAGGTTGAGCCATAATATCTATCCGGTGGAAAACGCCTATCTAAAGGGCTGTAAAGGCTACAGGTCATAGTAACTTCTGACGAATTAGAATTGACCTGTAAAATATAAAAACTCCAAGTCAGGGCAGAATAATCAGCAGCTAAATTATTAGTGTTGACAATGGTTATAGTGACTTGGGTATCCACTCCCCCATTGGAATCAATGATCATCCCCTCAAATACTCGGGATTGGTTAGCAGCAGTAATTGTACATTCAGGGACGACTGCCTTGACATTGCAATCGGGCAATTGGACATCAATATTAAAAGCCGTGTAAAGCTGTCCACCATAAGTAACATCAGACAGATTCCCAGCCAGAAACACATCTCCCGTTGGTACCGGAAAAGCAAACTTGACCAAGGGCACCCACGGGTAAGGAGAGGCCAGTCTATTCTTTTCAATGATAAGGGCAGATGGGAGAGTTTTCATATTTGTTCCAAAGTAAAGGAAACATCCCATCTCCCATAGGACACATAACTACAGGCAGGAGTGGACTGAAAGCGGACAACATAGGTGGCTGCATCTTGTGGATTGACCCAATTAAAAGAATCAGCTCCACCTTGGACTGTTACCACAAAAGCATCTATTAAGGCTTTATCTACATTGGATAGCTGATGGTAGACGATTTGCCATGTTTTCCGAGTCCTTGTGTATCTTGCTCGGGTTTGGACATAGCCACCATCAAATTCAGACCGAATTACTCCATCAATTATTTTCTCGATAATGGGGTAATTAGCAAGAACAGTTCCTCCGGAAAGAGAAGGGAAATCAGCCATTGTAACTCCTTACTAAACACCAAAGGCGTGTCGTAATCGCCCATTAGAATGTAAGTCCTTCAGCAAGACATCAATAATATATTGGTCATTTGCTACTCTAACCGCACCAGCCGACTGGACCATCGTACTGGATTGATTATTTACAACCACGTTCACCCTTGGAAGGATGGGTGGAATATTGACTATCTGAGACCCACCACCGCCTTTTACTTTCTCAATAAAATCTACGTCTTTTTTACTTAAAACATACTCACCCTTTTGGGCTATGATTGGTACTTCGTCACCACCAATTCCACCACCCCAAGGATGATACTTTAGGAAACCACCTTTGTGAAACCTTCCAACAAAACCACCTTTGTGCATGTTGGTCCCACTACCACCCTGAGTAGAATCTGCACCTTTCGGTTCTACACTGCCCTCTGAATTATAATGAACCGTAATATCCTTTGGAATCAAATTTAAAGCAAGGGCTAAGGCTTCTGCGGCATCCTTACTGATACCCAAGATAATAGCCAACTGGTCTATCTTTTCGGCAACATTTTCAGCCGTAGCAGCAGTGCCGCCAAATACTTCACTCAAAGCATTAGATTGATCAATGGATAACCCCAGATAACTAACCATAACCGATAAGGATTCGCCAGCACTTGAGAAAGTAGCACCCCCAGATGCTATAGCTGCTTCTAAACCAACGGCAGCAGCAGTAGCACCCCCCATTCCCAAACCAA